CAACTAGCACAGTACAAGCAACTGAAGGAACTGATTTAAGCAATACAGAATTTACAGTTACACAAGGTTCTGCATCAATTAAAACTATTGGCGGATATAACCAAGTAAGTCGTCAGGTCGCAGAAAGATCAGACCCTTCTTATCTTGAAGCTTTATTCCGTATGCAGGCTATTGGTTATGCAAAAAGAACAGATCAAGAATGTTTAGCGGTATTAACTGCAAATGATGCTTCCTATGGAAACGCATCTGCTTCAGCAGGTACAGCGACAGCATGGTTATCTGCAGTAGCAGACCTAGCAGGACATATTTATTCTGCAGGTGGCTTAACTGCTAACTTTATTCTGTTATCAAAGGATGTATTTAAAGACCTAGTAGGTCTAGTAGATGGTGTACAACGCCCTGTATTTGCCGCAGATAATCCTTCAAATAATATTGGAAGCGCAAATATTCCAAGATTACAAGGAACATTATTTGGACTTCCTGTGATCGTAGATGTGAACCTTGCAGATGATAAGGCTTACCTATGTTCAAGTGAAGCAATTACAAACTATGAAAGTGCAGGCGCACCTTTCAGAATTTCAGATGAAAATGTTAGCCAATTAACCCAAACATTTGCAGTCTATGGATACATGGCTACTGCGTTAAACAATGTTAATGGTATTGGTCGCATTACATTTTAATTAGATAAGGGGTCGTTATGCCGATTACATTTACTGATTTAAAGAATTATGTAGGTTCAACAACAACAGATGATGCTTTTGTGTCTAAATGTTTTGATGAAGCCAAATTATTGGTTAATAATTTTGCAGATGCAGATGATGTACCTACTGCAGTAATGGAAAGGGCTTACCTTGAATGTGGTTCAGAACTGTATCACCGAAGGTCAGCCCCAAATGGAATTGCACAATTCTCAGCATTTGATGGGCAACCAATAAGAATTGCTAGAGATCCCATGACACCTGTTTATTCATTATTAAGAAGATATGTTAGTTACTTATGACAAACATAATTACACAAACAAGAATAAATCTTGCAAATGAATTAATAGCAGATGGGATAAATGCAGATTATTATATTCCTAGTCGCATAACACCGCCCCTTGCAATAATTTCACCTGATAGCAATTATGTTTCACAAGGTGATTCATTTGCTACATTTGGAATAGCCTTAGAAGTTACATTAGTCGCACAGACTGCAAGTAATGACAAGGCAACAGAAGATTTAGATAATCTTATAGTTAGTGCCATAGGTGCGATACCTGCACAATGGAAAATAGAAACTGTAGATCAGCCATTTACATTAAGTGTGAATAATGCTGACTACCTAGCCACAAGAATGGCACTGACTACACAAATAACAATTTAGGAGAAAGAAAAATGCCAACAAGCACAAGAATTAAAGGTAGAAATCTAGTTCTAACATTAGATGGTAATGATTACGCAGTAGATGCTTCTTCAGTCGTATTAACAAATGAAGATGCAGATGGTGAAGTAAGAACATTTAATGACATAACACCACCTAAGCAGTGGTTTTTTGAAATAGATGGAATACAAAGTACAGACACCACTTCACTATGGGATTTCCTTTGGGATAATGACAATAGTGCAGTGAACTTTGTTTTTAAACCGCATGGAAATGCAACTGCAACTGTGTCACAGCCCCACTTCACAGGAACATGTGAAATAAAGGGTAAGCCGCCTATTGGTGGCAGTGCAGATCAAACATTTGTATTTAGTACAAGACTTGATCTATTGATAGGTACAGAACCTACAAGGGTCACAGCGTAATAGTTATGGCGGCGGCAATACAGGTAAAAGGAATAGCAGAACTAAATAAAGCATTAACTTCTATAGGTTTTGATTTTTCTGAATTAACTGAAGCGAACTTAGCAATAGCAAAAACTGTTGCAGATCGTGCCGCCACCTTAGCCCCACGCAGAACAGGCGCATTAGCAGGTTCTATTAAAGGTGTAAGAGATAAAAATAAAGTAAGGGTTTCTGCAGGTAACGCAAAAGTTCCCTACGCAGGTGTTATTGAATATGGATGGGCTAAAAGAAGAATTAAAGCCCAACCTTACATAACAAGGGCGGCGGCAGAATTAAGGGAAGAAATAAAGCAGAAGTATGAAAACAACATTAAAGACATAATTCAAAGGAATGGACTGGACTAAATGGAAAATAACGATTTTATGCAGAACTTAAAATGGGCAGAACTTGCAGAAGTTGAAGAATACATAGGTGTATCAATGGATGAATGGACAGATAGCCCACTTAAATCAAAATTGGCTTTTGCCATGCAGTATTTGATGGCTAAAAGACAGAAACCTGATCTAACTATTAAAGATGCAGAACAAATGACAATTAAAGAACTTTCTGAATTGGCAGGTGTACAACTAAACCCAAAAGAAGTGACTTCAGTCTAAAGATCATGGCTAGATTTTGCTTAATGACAGGTTACACACCTTCTGACTTCTGGAATATGCAGTTAAGTGATTATTTAGCAATAGTTAAAGAAGCGAATAGGGGCAAATAATCATGGCGCAACAAATAACGATAGACATTATCGCTGAAACCAAAAAGTTAAGGGAAGGCGTAGAAGTTGCCAACCAACAATTAGGAAGCGTAGATAAATCATTAAAAGGATTAACTGCCACCGCATTTGCAGCCGCTTCTGCATTTGCACTGCGTGAAGGTGTCACATTTTTAAAGCAGGGCATAGATGAAGCAAAAGAAGCACAAGAAACAATGCAAAAGGCAGTTACTACATTTGGAGAAGGTAGTACAGCATTAGCCAAGATCACTGCAGATGCAGATAAATTTGGTAAAGCATTAGCGGTAGATAATGATGAAATAATTGCATTAAGTACACAGTTAGGTTCAAGACTTCCTGCCAATTTAAGGTTTTTATCTGCAGAATTGGTAAATGTTGGTTTTGATGTTGAAGCATTTACAGGTGGGGTAGTAAGTGCAGAAGGGTTTGTAGCCAAATTAGGTAAAGCATTAATTGATGGTGTTTTAACTATTAAAGAACTAAGGACTATCTTTCCTAACCTAACAGACCTGACTTACAAGCAAGCAGAAGCATTATCTAAGCAAGGCAGAAACCAAGAAGCCTTAACCCTTCTAATAGGGCAGACACAAAAAGCCTATGGGGATGCGGCAGAAAAGAATGTAACTTCTACACAGAAGTTTGATACCGCATTAGCCAATTTAAAAGAAGTTATAGGTGAAAAGTTACTTCCCTTTGTTGAAAAAGCCATCAATTTTTTCACAAACCTATTAACAACCTTTTCAAACCAACCTGCCGCTATACAAAACATAATTATTGGTTTAACTGGAATAGTCGCAATAGGCGCACCCCTACTTACATTTATTGCTAATTTTAAAGTAGCACTGGGATTACTAATACCAATAAAGGCGGCAACTGCTACAGCATCTTCTGCAGTGGCTACAGGTATGACAGGTGTGGCGACAACAACTGGATTTGCTACTGCCGCATTAACAGCCTTGAAGTTCGCTTTGATTAGTACAGGAATAGGTGCATTAGTTGTTGGTCTAGGTTTTTTAGTAGCAAAATTTGTTGAAAGCAGATCAGAAGGTGACAAGTTAGCCAACATGTTTGATCAAAAATTAACACCTTCTTACCAAGCATTAACTGCAGGAATTAATAACACCACAGGGGCATTAAACCAATATCGCTTATTTTCAACACAGGGCGCAAATAATCTTTTAAATACAAATGCCGCAAATGCCGCATTAGCAAAATTAGATTTAGGTGGTACTTCTACAACTAAAGCCAAAACTGCTACAGGTCTATCTGCTTCAGATGAAAAAATGAGAATAGAAATTCTTAAAACATTAGCAGAAACACAAGTTACTTTATCTGCTTTGAAAAACCCTGAACAGACAAGGGAAAATGCCATTATTAATCAGCGTGCAAGGGAAGAAAATGTCTATAACATAAATGTCAGCACATTAAGGGCAGATGCTGAAGCAGGAAAAGTAATTGTAGAAAGCATTAAAGAATTTGCAGATCGTGGTGGTAGAACAGGTGCGTTTTTTGCTAGGTAAATTATGAAACTAAATGAAATATGCAGATTACAGATACAGACAAGTGAACCTGATGGCTTTACCTTAAATCAGTCTGAATTAAATGATAATGCGGTAAATATTGCAGGGCTTGAAAACTTTAGACTTAATGTAAATGCAGTCTTAGATGAAGACCAATTAGAAGGGGCATCATTTTTCTACACAGATGTTCTAGGTGATACCGCTTCTGTAAATATAAACAGGGGCATGATCTTAGATGCAAGTGCTACACCTTATGCAGTAGCAGGTAGCGTTACTGCCTTAGTTAGAAATGATGAAATAGACCCCTTTCACAATATTCAATTTAAAGTAGGTTCAAACACTAGGTTTCAGGTTTTGTATGATGATGAATGGACAAATGTTTTTCAAGGCAAATTAAGAAGTGTTAATTCTGATTATGATGTAGATGAAAGGGCATTTGTAAGGTTTGAAGCCACTGATCTAATTGATGACCTAGCCCAAATAAAATTGAATGAAGTTTCCTTCCCTGCACAAAACACAGGGGCAAGAATGACAGCATTAATGGCTACGGCAGGGGTAGATGATGAATATATTGCAAGCGGTAGTAGCCACAGTTACACAATGGCTGGAGAAAGCATTACAGACACCTTACTTGAAGCATGTGAAGAAACTAATAACCATGAACTAGGTGCATTTTATGTAAATAAATATAACCAAGCAGTATTTCTAAATTATGGAGAAACTAGAAGCCCTGATCTTGCAAATCCTATTTTTACAAATGGTGCAATAACTGCAAATAAAGTAAGTATGACTGATTTAGATATGGCTACAGGTACAAACCTTTTCTTTAATAAAGTGGTAGCCAAAACAGATAATGACCCTGATACCTATGAAGCAAATGCCTTAGTTTCACAGATGCGACATGGTGAATTTGGTTATGCCAATACAAATTTAAAACTACACACTGCAGGTGGTGCAGGTAGTGGTGAAACAGTAGTTAATGAATACATGGATAGATTTTTAGAAAGATGGTCAGATGTACCAAACGACATTAAGTACACAGACCCACGCAGATACGCAAAAGCGGTTTATGCAATAAATAGAACAAATGATCTTCGTTACCCTGTTTTGGCAGAAGTCGGTGATGAAGTACAAGTGGATTTTGATACAGATTTTGTTAATTTTAATCAGGACAGCATGGTCATGGAAATAAACCATGACATAAACCCTGACAGATGGCTTACAAAATTGACATTAATACCTGTACCAAACAATTAAGGAGAATACATGACAATAACTTACAAAGTATTTGCGGCAGGTGACACACTTACTGCAAATGATTTACTGGACTACATAGAAAATCAGGTAGTAGTTCAAGTAGATAATGAAGCAGAACTGGCAACAGTTCATAGCACCTATCCTGATGTGCGTGTGGCTTTCGCAGAAGACACAGATAAACTTTATGTAAAAGATGATGGGGTCTGGAATCCTGTAGTAGCAGGTGTTAGTCCTACATTAACCAATTTAACATTAACAGGAAACTTAACAGTTCAAGGCAGTACAACAACCATTGATAGTACAACTATTGCAGTAAAGGATAAGTTTGTATTTGAAGGTGCTACGGCAAATGATTTTGAAACTACCTTACAGGTAGCAGAACCAACTGCAGATAGAACTGTAACAATTCCTGATGCAACTACTACTTTAGTAGGAACAGATGCAACACAAACGCTAACTAATAAAACAATTTCAGGTGCAAATAACACCCTTAGTGCTATTGGTAACGCATCATTAACTAATTCATCCATCACAATGGATGGCACACCTGTTTCTTTAGGTGGCACATTTACTTCACCTGCTTCTTATTCCCTGCCTTCACAGACAGGTAATTCAGGAAAGTTTTTAACTACAAATGGAACGGCAGACAGTTGGGGAACAGTTGATCTAACTACAAAGACAGATAAATCAACCCTTGATGCCACAGGTGCTATGTATTACGCATCTGCCGCTAATACACCTGCAAAATTAGCAATAGGAACTGCAAATGATGTTCTTAGGGTTTCTTCAGGTGGAATACCTGAATGGGCTGCGCCTGCAAGCGGTTCAACATTTGCTGGCGCAAGTGCCACTACTACTACTGCCCAAAGTTTATTAAATAACACAACAACTGTTTTAAATTTTCCTAGTGAGAATTTTGATGTTGGTAATTATCACGACAACGCAACAAATAATTCTCGCTTAACAGTACCAGCAGGTAAAGCAGGTTATTATCAATTAAATGGCTCTATACATTTCTCAGGCAATGCAAATGGTACAAGAAGTGTGGGCTTTGTTTCACGAAATTCTAGTAACACACAAACTGGTGGTTGGGATATAAGAGCGGCAAATGTTGGTACTTCACAAATGTTTGTTCAAATTTCTGCTATTTTGTATGGTGCGGTAGGTGATTATTTTACTGTGACCGCAGAACAATCATCAGGTTCAACACTGGACGCACAATATTCAACTTTTCAATGTGCATTGTTAGGAGCATAAATTATGGAACTATGGGAAAAAATTATTCAGGCATACCCAGAAATATCTCCAACAGATGTTTTTAGAGATTTGGGCATTTACTTGGTAGATGATGGGGATGGCATTGCTTATATTGCCAAATGGAAATACAGCAAGCCAATTCCTGAAGGATTATCTTTAGGTAAACCATCAATAAATGACTGATCTAATTCAAATAGTAAGTTCTTTATTAGTAGGTGGGGCAGGATATAAATTTCTTGCCCTTGCCTACAATAATAAATTTAGAACAAAGGGGATAGAAATGCAGATAATTGAAGAACTAAGGGAAGAAATAGCGGAACTTAGGAAAAGGGTAGATCACCTACAAAGTGAACTAGACACCTGCAAAACTGACTTCTATGACCTTATGGAGAAGCATCTAGGGATATTTAAGGATTAAGTCAGTCACCTTTAGTATTCTGAAGGTATGGGTGGCAAAAGAATAGATCCTGCAAGGGCTACAGAAGTAATCCATAGCCCCTATCTTTGTTTATTTAGTTAGCAATAGCCCTTAAAGGTTTAAACCTATTTGGCAGGGCATCAATTAAGTCCTGATTATTAACCTGTGAATAGACAGCCATACAGGTATTAACATTCTTATGGCGCATCTGCTTCATCATTACATTAGGTGGAACATTTCTCCTAGCCATATCTGTTGCAAACCAATGTCTAAGCATGTGGGGGTTAATATGGATTTTTGAACCATGTGTAGATAATTGGAAACAGACAGATGTGACCCTTTTAGTGGGAACACCCTTTTGCCAATGATCTTCAGGTTTCATATTTAAAATATCAGTAGCAAGCCATTCAGGAATTAAGACCTTGCCTGAAGTCTTAGGGCTACCTAGATATTTACCATCCTGACTTAATGCCCTATCTACATAAAGAAAGTAATTACCACCTTCTTTCATAACCTGTTTAGGGGTAACTGCACATGCTTCCCCAATTCTTAGACCTGCATACATACACAGAAGTAATTGAAACTTGTATTTTGATCTTTTGATTACAGATTCAAGTTCATCCTGTGAAGGCAGATCATAGGTTTTAGATATTCCCATAGTGAAGGGGATTTGGGTTTGGTCGTAATTGAAGATGTTTCTAATGTAGCCACCATAGGTTCTCTTAACATTTTGATTCAAAAGACCTTCTAGTTTTCTCCAACATAGGGCAGGGGTTACTTTAGATTTATCTATATCCCATAGTTCTAACTTCTTTAGGCATCTTTCCATGTTAAGCAAGGTTTGATACCTAAGTGGTCTTTGACTGACTTCCTTTTTAAAATATACGCTTACAAGCATTTTTTAGACCTTTCTTCTAGTAATTGGGCTAAATCTGCACAAAGTAATAAAATGTATAAGTATTAACATAAATAAAAAGGGAAGGATAATACCTACAGTGAATCTTGCCTTTTATATCCATATCCCATACTGCATCAAAAGGTGTGGCTACTGTGATTTTAATACTTATTGGAATGTAAGCATATAAAAGAAAAGATCTTCAATATTTAATTTTATTTGTATATGTATTATCTACAGATTTTGTATTTAATACTTATACCTTTATGCAAGAAGAACTTTACTACAGGTATGGGCAGTTACTGCTTAACCTAAGACTTAATGACCCTTTCCTGAACTACACCTATATGCAAACCATCTACCTTCACATATTTGGCTTCTACTATGGTTTCACCTATCTGCCATCTAACAGGCAAAAATCTGTCACTGCTTCTATAGAAATCCCATCCCTTTACGATCTTCCAACCTGTTCCAAACCTTATTTTGGCGTATTCACTTTCATAAAGGGTTACTGCATCTAGCCATTCAAGTTCTTCCCTTTCAGGATTAAGGTCTAATTGTCTTTCCATAGGTATAGATAGATCCTGAATATCTGCTTTTGCCCCACCATAAAAGGCTGATTTGGCTAACTTCTTTGACCATTCACCAATTCCCATAGATCTAAGGGTATTTCTTTATATAAGGCTTAGGGAAGGTCTTTTATATCCCCCCTTAAAAAAGGGGTAGCACTTATTCAGGCTTAAACCCTAAACCCACCCTTTAAGGTGTCAGTGGGGTCTGGGAAAATAGATATATAGGGGTCAGATCCGCTATCCCATAGAAGGTCTATGGATAGGTCTAAAGAAAGGTGTATCTGATCAGATTATTAGACATGGATTAATGATTATTAGATCTATCTTAGATATTACTAATTAATCTTTATTTAAATAGACATAAATTAGATTAAGAATTATCTTATTAATGATGCCATTTGAAAATTTATTTTCACAAGTGGTCTATCGTCATGCAAGAAAAGATGGTATAATTAAGGTATCAGATAGTTTTCGTAAGAATTTATTTCTGAAATATGAAAAGTAAATTGCCATTACTTTCACTTCCTGTTATCTGCTTTACTTGTACCCCAATTAGGGCAGATAACTTTAAAAAAGTATAGACAAGAAACTTGTAAATATGGTAAAATAGTAGTACGCACAAGAAATTGTGCATGGAAGTGATTAAGGTACAAAGGCATTTACAGGGCATCTATAGCCCATTACAGCCACCGAAAATCAACTGTTATACAAAGTTGTTAGGTGGCATTTTTATTGCTTAAAAATCCATTAAACAATTTACAACTTAATAAGGTTTTGTTTGGGGTTCTTTGCACTAATTCATACCAAATGTGAATTAAGGGCATGGACTTCTACCTTCTTTAAAAATACTTAAAGGGGTAGGGGTTGCTTTCCCTAAATAACCCAAATGTAAGGAAGAAAGAAAACAACAAGATAAGGAAAGAAAGTATGGCTAAGAATGAAGGTAGGAAAAAAGGTTATGGGGTATCAGGATTAATAGGCGGTAAGAAATCCGCTATTAACAGATATGCACTAAAGGTTAAAAATGATGAAAGATACAAGGAACTATGTTCTGAAGTAACTATCAGATTTGAAGAACCTAAAGGCATCCTAAGACCGCATTTAAGTAAGACAGGTAAGAAAAAAAGGGCTAGTACAAGGTCTATGGGAACTAATCCAAGATCAAAGGGTACAAATCCTAGACAAAGGAAGAAGGATGAAAATGGCACTGTCTAATTATGAAGAACAGATAAGGGTTCAAAGGGATTTGGCAACTGTCCAAGCCTTTAAGGAACTATCAAAAAAGAAGCTAAAAAAGGCTAAAAGCGGTAGTAAGAAACTGTCAGGTGACTTTACTACTGAAAAGCCTAATGTCATTAAGGTACTAAAGAAATACAATAATAAGGGAACAGTACTTCTAGGTTATTCCCTTGATAACAAAGCATGGCGGTTTGGACATGATCTAAGCAAAATACACGCTAAGACAGTCATAACAGTTGAAGATGGGGCTATCTATGAATTGCCCACTGCAGATATTTATGCCTATATACATGAAATAAAACCTATATGGATAAGTTCCAAATATGGGATATTTAATAGCAGGGCTTATCAAACAGAGATACACCCATTAGTTGAATACTGTGGTCAGAAGGTTGGTTACAGTGTTTAATACATGGGAATTTTGTGATGATGAATATGACTTAAATGATGGTAACTGTTTAATTAAATGTAGCAGATGTAACAACATGGTAGATGCTGAAATAAGACATAGTAAGGTGTTTGCAGATGATTGTTCTGTCTGTGGGGCTAAACAATAATCACATTCTCTGATCATTAAGAATAAATGGATGAGATAATAGTTATGTGTACTATGAAATTTATTATGATGAAAAGACTGACACTGTTAACTTTGATGGTAGCAGTGGCATTAAGATAGGTTGGGTAGATAATCAAGAAGAACTATTACGACAGAAAATATCGCAAGAATAGGGATATAACGATCAAGCAGAACCCCTACTGTGTTAGGTGTGGGGTTCATGTCAAAGGGGAAATGACTGCAGATCATATTGTTCCTATGTCATTTGAAGGCACACATGACCTGTCCAACCTACAGACCATGTGTAAGCCTTGTAACTATGGCTTAGGGGATAAGACAAACAGTAAGAAAAGAAGAATTACAAGATTAAACCCTAAATGGGTAGGAAATTAATGATGGGGTTTTTTTCTAAAAATACTGTGAATCCCGCCCCCACTTGT